ATGCAAGTAAATTTATAAATAGTTAATTATGTTAGATCAATTTATAGATTATTACGGTAAAGCAAAAATGATGCAAGAGCTTAAGTTTCAAGGTAAACATTGGACAGCTCAAGATGTTAATGATGATTTAGTTTGGAATATACCAATATATGATGTAGTCAATAGAAAATATGCTGCTTTTAGTAGTTTATTAGAAGCACTACATTTAAGAGATAATGATCCTAAAGGTAATGGTAAATATTTTAATTCATCTTTATTATTAGATGAAACTAACTTTATTAAATTATGTTACTTATTTAGGTTATGCGGATCTGGAATTAATTACAAGCCAAAGTTAGATAATCAACCTCCTTTTGGTTCTCACGGTTTTGGTAATTTTTGGGTAGTTGATCAATTAAAAGAAGGTATTGTAACGTTTGAAGAATGGTTAGAAGTTATACCTGAAAAAGGATTTTGTGATGTTAAAGGTTATTTATTACCAATGATAAAAGGTGGTTTAAATAATTATATCAAAAACGATTCAATTAGATTATTAGATCAATTAATAAATTTTATTTTAAAAGGTAATATAAAAGGTATAAAAGAAGTTGTAGACTTCGGTAATAAATGGCTGGTATCAAATAATTTTAAAAGACAAAACTTTGTACTTACTGCTTTTGCTATGGATATGGCTGAGTATTTTCCTTATTTAGTCTGTAGAAAATCAGATGTATATGTTGGTAGTAATGCTAAAAAATGCTTAAAAATGATAATGCCAGGTGTTAAACATGATAAAGCTTTAAGGACCTTATGTGAAATGACTGGATTTAATTCTATGCCTTATGATATGGAAGACGTAGCTTGTGATTTTATAAGATACATAGAAAACTTTCAATCTAAAGAACACATAGAAATGAACAATGGTATAATATATAAAAACAATATAATATGAAAGATGTATTTTTAAATAAACAAACTACTATAGAAAATAATGATCTAAAAGGATTTATGAATTTAGAGTATTATTTAGATCTAACAAAAGATTTTAAATCTTCTTTTGGTGATTTTAAAATAAAAAACGTAGATGGTTTTAATGTAATAGACGAATCAGAATCTTGTGAGGTAGGTTACAAAGCAAGAAGTGGTGAGTTCTTTATACAGGACTTAGTGCAGCAAGGTATTAAAAAAGTAGTATACGTTCAGCCTAGACGTGGTTTTGCAGGTATATCTTTATCTTGGTTGTGTAAAAAGTATGATTTAGAACTTATATTAATTATGCCAGCTTCAAAACAAGTAAGTGATCACCAAGCATTATGTATAGAGTTAGGTGCTAAACCTTTATTTGCTAGAATAGCTGCTATGCCAAATGCAAGTAGTATAGGTAAAAAGTATGCTAAGAAAATAGGTGCTTACTATATACCTCTTGGGTTAAATCACCCTTTAGTTATAGCTGGTGGTGTTAGATGTATTTATGATTACTTTAAAGATAAAGATAAACCACAAACAATGTGGAGTGTTATATCAACAGGTGTATTAAGTAGAACAATGCAAATAGCTTTGCCAGATACTAATTTTAAAGCTGTAGCTGTAGCTAGAAATATACAGCAAGGAGAATTAGGTAGAGCTGATTTTTATTCATATCATAAACCGTTTAATAGTAAATCAGATTTAATACCTGATAAGTTCAATTGTGAAAGCTCTTACGATTCTAAAGGATGGGATTATATGGTTAAATATGGGCAAAAAGGTGATTGGTTTTTTAGTGTAGCAGGTAATGCTAATACGCCAACTATAGATAAATCGCTTATAGATTCTTATAGAGACTGGAATGATTTAAGAGATTTTAATTGATAATTAAAAAAAAAATATTATATTTGTTAAAACAATAATAACATGAAATTTAAAAATGCAAACGAAGCTTACGAATATTTTCACAATCAGATAATATCAGAAGGTGTAGATTTTGATAATACTAAAGCTTTATTTAATGTAGGTTTTACATTAGAAAACCCTGTTGATAATATCATAACAAATAAAGAACGTAAGTTTAATATTGAATATGCTAAAGCTGAATGGAAATGGTATTTATCAGGTAATCGTAGTATAAATAAGCTTGGTGAAATATATGGTAAAATTCCACCTATATGGAAACGTATGGCTGATAGTAAAGGAGACGTTAATTCTAACTATGGCTACCAATGGGAACGCAATAACCAATTAGATAAAGTTGTAGATATATTAATAGAAAACCCAACTACTAGAAGAGCAACAATATCCATATATGATGGTAAAGAGATAAATGATTATAATAGAGATACACCTTGTACATACGCTGTTCAGTTTACTATATTAGATAACAAACTTAATATATCTGTATACATGCGTTCTAATGATCTCTGGTACGGTTTCTGTATTGATCAGTATTGTTTTTCAATGTTACAACAACACGTGGCAGAAAGGCTATCTATAAAAGTAGGATCATATTATCACCACGCGCACAACTTGCATTTATATAATAATAAAATAAATGTTAAATAAATTATTTGTATATTAGCTTTAAATTAAAAAAAAAATATGTATTACGTATATTATATAAAAGGTAAAAAAGTAGGTTGCACTAAAGATCTAAAAAAGAGAGTAGAACAAGAACAAGGTTATAAAGATTATTCAATACTATTTGAGAGTGAAGACATAAAAAAAGCTTCTAAAGCTGAAAGGTATTTTCAAGAAAAACTTGGTTATAGAGTAGATACTAATACATACGAAGAATTAATAAATAACAATAAAAACAAAAAAACAAATAAGATGATTAAAAAAACAAACCATACTATTACATTTAAAGTATTAAAAGAAGATATTACAAAAGATTTTTTATTAGATCTAAATGTTATATATGATGTAAACGGAACTGATATTATTATAAATGAAGAACTTACTGAATGGATTTTAAAAAACTTAAAGAAGTCTCAATTTAATAATGAGATGTTTATATATAATCAGTCTTTAGTAAATGCTTATGAGTTTTTAATAGAGAATGAGAATATAAAAAATCAAAACAACTTTGATAATATTAGAGAGTGGGCTAAAGAAAGAGGTATATTTGACAAAGGTGATTCTAAAACACAATACGTTAAATTACAAGAAGAAGCTGGTGAATTAGCAAAGGCTTTATTAAAAAACGATAGACCTGAAATTATAGATGCTATTGGTGATATTGCAGTAGTATTAACTAACTTAGCACATCTAGAAGGTTTAAAGATAGAAGATTGTATACAGACTGCTTATGATGTAATATCCAAAAGACAGGGTAAAATGGTTAACGGAACTTTTGTAAAAAATAATTAATGGAAATCAAACTACTAAACGGAGATACTTTTAATAAAAAAGATATTTTAGATAAAATGATGGATGATTCATTTTACTATGGTTATCTTGGTAAGAATGCGTTAAGTAGTTCTATGTGTAAAAGTTTATTAGAAGGGCCTGAAGCTTATGTAGAAGCTTTAAATAAAGAAAGTAAAGACAAGGAACCTCAGCCTTTTAGAGATGGTCGTTTGATACATTTACTAGCATTAGAACCTCATAGAGTTGATGAGTTAACTATAATTGATAGTACCAAAGGGAGTAAGCTTTATAAATTAGCTGTAGAGGAAAAACCAGCTCAATCCGTATATACTATATCAGAGTTAAATAGATGCCAGTTAATAGCTGATGCTGTTCTTGAAAGAGATGATTTTAGAGAGTTAGTAAGGTTTGCTGATTTTGAAATACCTGAGATAGGTTACTACAACGGATTACCTTTTAGAGGTAAAGCTGATATATTATTACCAGGTGTTGTTATTGATTTAAAAACTACAAGTGATATATCAAACTTTGAAAGATCTTCTTTGATTTATAATTACGATTTACAATGTGCACTTTATTTAGAATTGTTTTCTTGTTTTGAGTTCAAGTATATAGTAGTAGATAAAAGAACAAAAGAAGTAGAGTTTGTTTCTTTTAGTAGTGACTTTATACAATCTGGATATGATAAACTTAACTTAGCTACAAAGAACTATTACAAGTATTTAGAGGATAAAGACTTTTACGACTTAAATATATAAACATGAATGATAAAGAACAATGTAAACAATTAGAAATAGTAGCATATAAGAGCTGTGTTGATAGTTACTTTAGAAGTAATGATCAAAATGATATATATGAATACTGGTTACAGCTGCTTGAAACTAAGAGAAGTTGTGAAGCAAGAGGAGTTCACAAAGCATTAGAGTTAATAGAGTTATATAAAGATATAAATGGGGAAAGTAAAGAAATCAATAATAATAAAAAATTGTAATTACAAAGCTCAAATATATTGTTTTAAAAAAGGTTTTATAATATACCCAAAATTATTTGGTAACAAATATAAAGTTTGGTACACGAGAGGTAGTTTTGGTAAATATTACATGGAAGGAAAAGAATTTAACATGCAAGAAGCTTACCAAGCTATTTGGGATTTATACACTAAAATATATAATTATGATAAGAAGCACACAAGCACATTACGACAACGGTAAAGACTATGATGTAATAGATGTAATCAATGATTTTAATTTAAACTTTAGCAGAGGTAACATATTAAAGTATATATGTAGAGCTGGTAAAAAGAAAGATGAACTACAAGATCTTTTAAAAGCTAAAGACTATTTAGAAAGAGAAATAGAAAGGATAAGGGAAGCAATATAGCTTCTCTTTTTTTATACAAATGTTAAAGAAATGTTAAAATTTGTTAAAAGATAGTTTATAACTAAAAATGTTTTGTATATTTGTAGGGTAGTTAGGAAATAACCTCTACACTAAAAGACAATATGATGAAAATCACATTAATACCAGCAGAATATTCTTACAGAAACTATCCAAGTGGAAGGTTTTGTGTTGCACCAGCTACTAAAGTTGTAGATTCAGAAACTATTATCAAAACATATAAAGGTTTTGAGATTGCTTTTGTAGAGAGAACTAAAGTTTCAAATGGGGAGGTTTATGATTATGTAGTACAAACTATTAATGGAGATAAAGTTAATGTATCATCTAATAGAGTTAGAACTTACATTGATTCAAAGATATCAAATTTATTTGAAAAGATTAATGGTAACAAACAATGTTGTTTAGATGATATATTCTTTACAAAAGAGTCTTATGTTAATAAAATGAACAATGAGGATTTATTTGAAACAGCATCTCGACTTTTAATTAATGGTAGATATAATGGTAAGCAAACAAATTGGTGTTTTAATTACCTTTACAATAAAGGAATGAGTATTCAAGATTTAGTTAAATTTTTATAAAATAAACACAATGAAAGAACTAATAGAAACATTACAAAAGATTGACACAGATTTTTATAACGGAGGTATTACATTCGGTCAAAAGTATGACCTTATAAACGCTATTGAGAAAGTATTAAAGGAACAAAAATTTATTTAAAATCAAAGACAAATGGAAACAATTAAAAGAATTATCAAAGAACGAAAAGAGAACAAGAACCTAAAACCTTACAAGGTTGTAACATTATCAACTGGAGTTGTATG